AAGACGGTTTTTCAGGCATCATGGGCTGTAATGGACGTGTGAGTTTTGAGTTTACAACTCCTATCTACCTTTGGATGCTAGAAAACCTCTAGCGGTAAATAATAGATCATGCAAACACTTGTGATCTATCCCGGCCGTTTTCATCCATTTCATCGTGGCCATTTGGCCAGTTATCACTGGCTCACCAAGAAATTTGGGGACAACTCTGTATTTGTGGCCACTTCAGGCAAACAGGAACCCGAAACATCTCCGTTTAGCTTTGCAGACAAGCAGATGATGATGGTCAAACTGGGTATTCCCGCAGGACACGTGGTACAGGTCAAAAACCCTTACCAGGCACAGGAAATCACACAGAACTTTGATCCCAACGACACAGTGTTGATATTTGCTATCAGCGAAAAAGACGCTGAACGCATCAGTTTCAAACCCAAGCGTGATGGATCGCCTAGTTATCTACAGCCATTTCCTGAAAACGGCAAAGGACTCAAGCCCATGAGTCAGCATGGTTATGCCATACTAACTCCCAAGGTCAACTTCCGTGTACAGGGTCAAGACGCAGACAGTGCTAGTCAGATACGCAAACTCTATGCACAAAGCAACGACTCGGGGCGTGACAGTATACTAGTGGATCTCTACGGTGATGCGGATGGTAATCTAAGAAAGATATTTGATCAACGGTTATTGCAGTCTGATGAAGCAGTGGTCAACGAAACTGTGTTGATCAATGATCCCGAGGCTGGCATACAGCTACGTCCGCCAGGCGGCATGGGCACATGGGATGAATCAAGTCTGGTTAAAAATCTCACCAGCAAGATAACCGATCTCAATAGACTGCTGTCAACTGGACAATATCGAGCACTATACCAGGTAATCTATGATCGCGGTACCTTGGAAAGCATGATCAAGGCACTGGCTGATCTAGAAAAATTCCGTGAACGTCAGGGACGTCGTCCCATTGCTCGTGGGCGTGAAATTGATATCAGTGCTGATTACCTTGAAGAAAAATGGAGTGAAAAATACAAACGCAGCATCAACTGCGCCAATCCTCGAGGATTCAGCCAAAAGGCACACTGTGCTGGCCGTAAGAAAAACGAAGCCGCACTGGAATCCCTACGCCGTATGAAACAACGCATTCTAGAAATGCGCAAACGTTCAAAAGCCAAGTAATTTTCTGCCTCTCTGTGCTACAATTAAATATCAAGCACTTTTTATCAGAGAGGAATTTATGGTTGACCAAACAACAAACGACAGCGTAGCAGCAGAAAGTCTGCCCGTTGAATCTGCACCTGCTGAAGCACCTGCCGCGGATAACAACTCAACACAAATTCAAGTTAATGTTGATTTCCTAAGAAAAACTCGAGTACACATCTGCATGCCCTGCTATGGCGGCATGCTCACAGAACAATGCTTTATGAGCTTTGTTAAATGGGGCAATGCCTGCAGACAACTGGGCATTGACTGGACTGTGGAAACCATGACCAATGAGAGTCTGATTTCACGAGCACGAAACACACTAGTGGCCAAATTCCTCAGTAATCCAGAAAGCACACACTTGATGTTTATTGACGCAGACATCGGCTGGGAGCCTTGGCATCTGCTGGCTCTGCTTAACCATGACAAGGATGTTGTGGGAGGTCTTTATCCCATGAAAACCATTCCTGTGAAATGGTGTGTGAACGGCATTCCTGGTGCTCCAGACAATGACCCCAATGGACTACTAGAAGTTACCAAGACTGGCACAGGATTTCTGTTGATCAAACGCGAGGTATTTGAAAAACTCAAGGCACACCCTGCTGTAAAGCCTTTTGCCAATGACATTGGACTTGACGCTAGCCTAGACAAAGACATGAAAACCTACTTTGACACTGCTGTGCGCGAAAATCGTTACTACAGTGAGGATTGGACCTTCTGCGAAAACTGGCGCGATCTGGGCGGTCAGGTCTGGGTGGATAAGCGTATTCTTCTGCGTCATGTGGGCACACATACCTTTGATTTCGCTACACAGGAAAACATGTATCGTGAACTGCACAAAGTAGCACAGGCCAATGGCAAAGCCTTGAACGCCGACAGTGATCTAACACAGCCTGTGCCTGCTCCTGTGGTATCAGGTCCAGAACCAGTGGCTGCTCCTGTGAAAGCTCGCGTACTAAGCGCCAGCGAGAATCTAGAAACCGAGCCAGCTGCCTAAACAATAAATACAGTTCATATGCATATCGATGAACTGGAAAATTATAATTTAGCCGACGCTGTACGATTTCACGACGAGCTGAATCCTGGACTTTGGGGCAAAGACGAACATCTGCGCCCCGAAGTTCGTGAAGCACTGCTGCGCATTGCAGACGATTTTCGTGAATTTCTAGGTGTTAGTGATCTTGAAGTTCAAGACATCACTATTTCTGGCAGCAATGCTGCCTATAATTACACCCCCAACAGTGATATTGATCTACATCTAGTGGTCAATATTCCCGAGCTTGACGATGAAGTCTATCGCGAATTATTCAACGCGAAAAAATATCAATACAACGATCAGCACGATATTCGTGTGCGCGACGCTGATGTTGAACTCTATGTGCAACCAGCCAATGATCCGCATATCAGCCAAGGCATCTATAGCCTAGTAAACAACAAGTGGCTGTCAGTTCCCCGACGTCAACGAGCCAAGATAGATGACGACAGTGTGCGTCACAAGGCCGAAGATCTAGAAGCTAGAATCAATCAGGCCATTGAATCTGGCGATCGTGAAACCATGGATCGCTTGTGGCAAAAGATCAAGGACATGCGCAAAAGCGGACTAGAACAAAAAGGTGAATTCAGTACAGAAAACCTAGTGTTCAAGATGCTGCGTGTGAACAAATTAATAGAACGTCTGCAAACAGCACGTCAAGCAGCACGTGATCAAGAACTCAGCCTTAGCGAAAGAAAACGCAAGAAGTCTCGTAAACGCTATGCATATGGTGGTTACTGGTATCCAGGCTACAGCTATTATGGCAGCGGTTCTGAAGGCAGTGACAGTGGTGGCGATGGCGGCGGTGAAAGTGTTCAAGAAGACGTAGGCTCAACCTGGGATGGAGTGAGTCCTACCACAAGAATGTTCACTAGCGAACAAGAACACACTGAAAACAAAAACGTAATTGGTAAATTTGCTAGATTTGTGGCACAGCAGATAGGCATGAGCAAGTTGCCACGTATCCGTGTCACACGAGATCCAAAATGGAGTTCCAAAAACGGTACATTTGGACACTATGATCAAAATACACAAACACTGACCATTAGTCTGGCCAATCGCCATATCATGGATGTGCTTAGAACCATGGCTCACGAGCTAGTGCATGCACATCAGGATCGCGAACATGGCTTGCCTAGCACAGCTGGCAAGACTGGTAGTCCATATGAAAACGAAGCCAATGCGGTGGCGGGTCGTATCATGCGACGTTGGGCCAAGAAACATGGCAATATGTTTGATCAGCCTGCCACAGAAGACTATGATCCCAATGCCAGACCTCCAGGACCTGAAACCAAACCCACTATGCCAGCTGGCACTGTGAGAGTTGATGTTAGTGATGTGTATGACTGGTACAAACTAGGACAGCACATCAGTGACCTCGAAGGTCTAGGCAAACATGATTTTGGCAAAGGACCGCCTAGTGCTATTTTTAGTTTTGGTGACGAAGACACCGAACACAAATATATTAACAATCTGAAGCGCACTGGCCTTGATGTCACGGACATTGATCCACGCGATCCCAATCAGCCGCCAGGCATGAAGAAAATCAAAACAGATCCAACCTATAATGTTGATGAAGATTGGAAAAGCAGTCTAGGTGCAGCAGCCGCGGCTGCATGTATTGCAGGCACACCAGGCTGTGCTACCACTAACACAGATAGCAGTCCCACTGCTGATGTGCTAAGAGGTGTACAAACTGTAGGACGTACAGCACAGGCAGTAAAGGACATGGGCGTGGGTGGCGCCAAAGAAGAACTAATCAATCAACTTCGTGACAAACTGCGCGGTATACGTGAAGCCACTGGTTACATTCCCACAAAAAAACAAGCTCGTGATCCTAGATTCTCCATGGCCTTGACAAAGGATATTCAGCCAGGCCAGATTGGCAAGGAAGCAAACAAACTAAAGTTAGACACTGACAGTCAAGGTCATCCTGCGCTGTTAATGAAACGTCTTAACAATCTGCTGGAATCAGTTAAGACAGACGAACAATTAGACGAAGACGAACTGTTTGAACTCAAAATGAGTCCCAGCAATCTGGCCAAAATGGCCAAAGACATTGATGCTAGAGCTGGTCTAGAGTTTGAAATGTATGTGCCTAATGTAGACGCCGACGACGAGGAATTTGAATCCGAGCCGGATTACGGTGCCGACGAATATTTCCCTATGGGTCCAGGCTGGCAGAGTGATGTTATGGATTTCTTCCGTGGTGGAGATATGAGCAGTCCTAGAGTTCTTATTCAACGGGCAATTGATGAACTAAATGAAAATTTTTATGAGTGGGTTGGCGAGCAAGAAGAAGAGTTTTTAGCATCCAACGAAGGACGAGAACGAGCCATAGAAATCGCTACCAGCAATGTAAGCAGAGACGATTTTGAAACAGACGAAGAATATGAAGCTGCCGTTCGCGAATACCTGACAGACAATGAAGACGACATTAGAGATGAATTAATAGACGAATTCCGCGATGATCTTGATAGCAAGTTCGAAGAATGGCTAGACGATCAAGGCATTCGTATGATGGCAGATTTTGCGAGCGAATACGGTTTAGAATGGCCATATTGGACCGAGCCAGATGATTACAGCAGAGGCGGAGCAGACATCGACGACGTAGCACGAGACTTCCAAGATGCTGTTGGACGTCCGGTGAAAACTGGTGGTTATCACAGCGGTGCTTATAGTCAAACCAATAACTATCGTGTGGAAACAGACAGTAGCTTGAGTGATCCAGACGAACCAGGTGATGCAGGCTTGGAGTTTATCAGTCCGCCCTTGACCATTCCTGAGATGCTGGGAGATATCAAAAAGATCACTGCCTGGGCTAATCGTGTGGGTGCATATACCAATGACACCACTGGCCTACACATGAATATCAGTGTACCAGGGTACAGCATGCAAAAGCTAGACTATGTAAAGTTGGCCATGTTCTTGGGCGACAACTATGTTCTAGAGCAGTTTGGTCGTGCAGGAAATACCTATTGCAAGTCAGCCCTGAATAAAATCAAAGCAGAAGTAAAACAAGATCCCGCAAGACTCAAAAACATGCTTCAGGCCATGCAGGGAGAATTAAACAGCATAGCCAGCAAAATTGTTCATACCGGCAACACTGACAAATATACCAGCATCAACACCAAGGACAATCGTGTGGAGTTTCGCAGTCCTGGCGGCGATTATCTTGACATATTAGCCAACGATCCTGCACAGATCACAAACACACTGCTGCGCACAGTGGTAGCTTTGGATGTGGCCATGAAACCTGAAGCGTTCCGTCAAGAGTACATGAAAAAGCTGTACAAGACTCTCACACCAACGGAATTCACAGGCGGTCGAGGCGAGCGTCAAACTAGATTGGAATCACAGACCAACGAGGTCGCTGACCTGCTCAGCAAGTACATCGCAGGTGAATTGCCGCAGTCAGCACTAAAAAGCTTTATCCAGCAGATTAAGAAAAAGCGTGACGATAAGAAGCAGCCACCAGAAACGCAAACACCTAGTCGTGATCAAGAGTTTTCAGGCACTTGGGAAATTGTGGCTCGTAATACCGACGAAGTAGTACGCCAATTTAGTGGTGTTGGTAATGCCATAAGAGATGCTGAAGTGTGGGCAAGAAGATGGGCAATGGATACCGGATATGATGATCCGTACTATGTGCGCCCTGTAATGCGACCAAGAACCGCGCCACCTGAAACCTCCATTTATCAAATTGTAAACTACCAAGACGGTGAAGTGTTAAGTCCGGGACTAAACATGCCTTGGGTTTATGCTCGTGCTCTTGCTGATGATATAGCTCGGCGTCGTGGTATGGGTAGAGCCGACATCAGAATTGTTGACCTAGAAAACAATCAGACCTATAGTTTTGAAGGTAGACTGATACAGCCAAGTGTGAGAGCCACTGCCGGGGAACCTGTACCAGCTGGTAGTGTAGGTGGTGGATTCGCTCGAGCACCACATACCAGCATATATCAATTGATTGATAATAGAAATGGTCAAATAATGCTAGGCGGCGAAACAAGAACTTTTGCTGACACCGTAGAGAAGGCCAATATTTTAATGCGTGACTATAGGCTTACAGCTGATGATATTAGAATTGTTGATATGTATACCAATACTGTATATGATATCAATGGTCGTCCTGTAAGTGGCAACAATGCTAATACTTCTAGCATAGATGGCGAGCAAAGCACAGATGCCAACTACGAAATCATTGATCTTGAAACTCGTGGACCAGTTTTTAGATTCATTGCCAACACCGATCAAGAAGCACAGAGAAAGTTTATAGATTGGTTGGAAGCAGGTGATCGCTTTATTGGCCAGTATTATTGGCGTAGAATTGAAGGTCGTGGCATACCAGGGTCAACAGCAGAACTGCAACGACAGCGATCAGATCAGCAAGTACAAGGTTTTAGAGTCTCTTATACCGTTACCCATGACGATGAAGTTAGAAATAACACTGTGACTATTCAAGCCCGTAATGCTGACGCTGCAATGGATGTTATGAGAACTAATTTACAACGGGCTGGATATGAGGTTCTTAGAATTGAAGCTGAACCTGTGGCACAAACTCTAGAGCCACCACCAGAAACAGTAGATATTTCAATGCCCGGTCAGGCTCGCGGAACAGAAAGCTTACCACCCGGCAACACTCGCTGGTTGATACTTGATCCAAACGACCGTGAAGTATATAGTTTTGTACATCGTAGTAATCAAGGCGAAGCAAATCAATATGCTGTGAACTGGCTAAGACAAAACGGTCTACTAGGCAGTGGCGAATTCATGGTGGTGCCAGCAAGATGAGAGCCAGCGAGTTTATTGTAGAATCAAAGATACCTGATGTGGTCTATCACGGCACGGCATCTGCCAACCTCACCAACATAATGAAACACGGTATCAAACCCAAGTTAAATCGTTATGCATACTCCAATAGACAACACGGTGGCGGAATAGCAACAGGTTTAGAACTAGAGCCAGGTAAACGTAGAAGTGATTTAGAAACTATCAGCACCAGTGTGAACTTTGACAACAGTTTAGAGTATGCCAAATTGGGTGGCAGCACAGGTTCAGGCTCTCCTGGCGTGGTACTAGCGTTTCGTCCATTGCCCAGTGATAGCTTTGAAGAAACCGGCATGCCTGGTGAAGTTGTATTCCGCAATGCTATCTCTCCAGATAGACTACAAATAGTCTGGCCCCAACGACTAGCGGGCAAAGAAAAACAACTCGCACAAAAAGCCGAAAAGAAAAAACAATCAGGTGCTGAAAAAACACAGCAGATCAAAAGCATTAACCAGCAACTCAAAGCCGCAGGTTCTAGTATAAGAATCAAGTCAACCAACCCTAATACTGCAAGAATTGCCATATGGTTTATGGATCCTGACAACCCTGTACAGGTAGGCAACACCAACATAGATGATCAAAATTTCGCAGTATTCTTGAAAAAAGAACTAGCTAACCCTGCACCCAACAAACAACGCTATTATGGTAGAACCAATTGGTTAAATGAATTCGCTCCTGAAGGATTTGAGCAATACAGTTTATACACCGGTGATGGTGTTAGAAATCATTTAGTTGATAAATTTTCGTCATTAAACGCAGCCAAGGAAGAAGTTGAGTTTATATGGGACTCAGATCCCGAAGCTCGTCTGGCTATATGGTTTATTAAAAATCTAAATGATGAAGTGGTGTGGTCCTATGATCCACAGGAAATAGCGGATGCGCCAAGATATCAGTTTAGAAAAAAATCTGATGATCTTGAAGAAATGAATCGTAGAGGATTCCTAGGAGCCATGGGAGCAGGTGCAATGGCTGCTGCGGGAGTTCCCTCACAAGCAGCTAACAAGGTGGGACCACCCATGCTCAGTGCCAACATTGGTGCAGAAGAGGCTCTTCATCGTGCGGCTCGTGCTGCTGGCATACGTGGCGTGGAACTTGCGCAGTTTCTAGCACAGTGTTATCATGAGTCTGGCGGCTTTAAATACATGCAAGAACTAGGTGATCCACGTTATTTTCTACGATACGATCCTAGAGTAGATCCTGCCAAGGCACGTGTGCTAGGTAATGTAAAGCCAGGAGATGGTGAACGCTACAAGGGTCGTGGATTTATACAGATCACTGGCAGAGATAACTATCGTAGAGCCGGTGAAGCTCTGGGTCTGCCCTTGGAAGACCGGCCAGAACTCGCAGCTAGAATGGATGTGGCAGCACGTATTGCAGTATGGTATTGGAAACAAAGAGTCAAGCCCAATGTGTCTAATTTCAATGACACTCGTGCGGTGACTCGGCAAATCAATCCCAACATGCGCGGTCTTGAAGATCGACATGAAAATTTCAAAGACTATAAAAAGGTCTTTAGTATGAATTGGAAAGCTGTATGAAAATCACAGAATTTGTCACGGAAGACTGGCAAAAGACCAATCGCAAGGACAAGACCTCGGGCATGAGCCGCAAGGCAGTTAAACAATACCGCCGTGAAAATCCCGGCAGTAAACTGCAAACCGCTGTGACCACCAAGCCCAGCAAGTTGAAAAAAGGTTCTAAGAGCGCCAAGCGTCGCAAGAGCTTTTGTGCTAGAATGCGTGGCATGAAGAAATCACGCACTTCAGCCAAAACAGCTAGAAATCCCAATTCAAATATTAATAAAGCACTGCGCCGTTGGAACTGCGAAAGCATTGAGCAAATGCAAGAGCTGGTAATGATTGCCGAGCAAAAGATCGCTGCGTTGCGGCAAGGTGTGGCGGAAGATCAAGAAGATATCGTAGCCGTCATTGATGGTGTACGTTCGGATAGAACTTACAACGATAGATATCACGCACACAATTCTTTATCAAAACTAGTGGGATATGGCAAAGCCAAGGTAGCAGAATTGTATATTAACGGCGAAAAAGTAGAACACTTTGAACTAGGAAAAAAATATATTGATTTTGAACCCAAGAGTCTAGGTTCAATGTCAGAGGCAGGTCCATTCTCATACGGTGCCAAGAAGCCTAGAAAAGGTAGTGTGGCAGATCTTGCTGCAAAGAAACGCCAAGAACAGGAAAAAGGCAAGCTGCCTGCGGAACCTAAAGACCATATGGTTGGCACAGCACGGATAATCAAATAAAATGAGAGCACAAGAATTTTTAAAAGAAGAAACAGGCAATGAGCAAGATTTAGAATCTCTCAAGGAAGCCTGCGAAAACTGGATGGAAATGTATTTTGATGCTAATGACATCAATACAATTTTAACACATCCTTATAGTCAACAATTCAAGCAACCACCAGCCGGTATAGAAAAACTTTATCGTGGACTGGTAGTTGCCGGTGGAAAAGTAAAGGCGGTGCCCGGTAAAAGCAATAGAAAGTTTGTGGCCTATGCCACACACCCCTACGGTGCTGAAGCATTCTTGGCCAGTCTTGATGTTGGCGGTCGTAAAGTAATCATTGAAAAACAGTTTAACCCCGCTGACTTTGTGTTAGACTTCACAGGCCTGTATGAAAGTTTGTTTCCTGATCAAGGTCTTCACAATCGGTATGAAACTGAATACGAAGTTTGGATGCGAGCCACAAGATACTATCAGTCAGCGTCAGAGCAAGAAATAATTAAAGACACTGCCTGGGGTCAGACCGACGACGGTGAACCAGGTAGAGGAAATCTCTAATGAGAGCTTCTGAGTTTATCGCAGAAGGTGTGTCAGTGAGAGATCAGATCCTAGCTGATGTTAAAAAACACGGCGGTGATACCGATGATTACTTTGTAAGATACACCAGTGTTGATAAACTAGGCTTCAGCGCACGTCAATGGTTTTCTAGAACCCCCGATGTGGATCATCCAAAATTTCACGTGGACTTTATAGGACACGATGTGGGTCGATTGGCACTTTGGTTTTATCCCTTGAAAACTGCCATGGACACCAGTAGAACTCTGTATGGCAGTGAACAACCCTATGTATGGTTGGTCAAGCTCCGTCCTGATGCTTGGCTACAGACTGTCAAGCGTGGCGACAACACAGTTGAGCCGCCACCTCCAGGCAAACAAAGAGTGGGAATACTGCGCATGAGTCAACCTCCTGCTGCTATCTTTTTCCGGCCCGCATTTGATGTGATTGGTAGATATTATGATTATGCCTCTAGACACAAAAGACATGGTGAAGTCAAAGGGCCTCCCCCGCCCACACTGTTCCAAAGAATTCGGGGTGAACGATGAAAACATTTAGGAACTAGACCATGCGCTTACACGAAATTCAACAACAGCGTAGACCGCATCTTTTTCTTGACATGGATGGTGTTCAAGCAGACTTCTTTTCAGCCTGGGCACGCTTGTTTGGCAAAGAACGCTACAAAGAAATAGGCAATCGCGCACAACGCGAAGCCACTATCGCAGATCTCAATGCACGTGGTCCTGAATTTGTAGAAGAATTCTTTACAAACTTGCCTGTGTTGCCTGGTGCGCAGACTCTAATTAAGTTTCTACGTGACAATGATATCAAGTACACAATTCTAAGTGCGCCGCTGCGTGGCAACGAAGCTGCTAGTATCCGCGGAAAGTTGGCATGGTTAGATCGCCATCATCCTGGCACATCTGCCACTGCGATCTTCACAGGCGAAAAACAACGCTATGCCACTACCAATGGTGAACCAAATGTGCTAGTTGATGACTTCAAGAAATATGTGAATGCCTGGACCGCAGATGGTGGCATTGCTGTGCTGTATCGTTGGAATAATGTTGGCGCTGCAATTGAACAGTTGAAAAAGATCTATGGATTAGAGCCAGGTGCTCAGGTCAACAGTCTTGATGCATTACAAGAGGCAGTGGTAGGCACGCTGTATCCTAAAAAAATACTAGGCACTGCTAGAGTAGGTGACTTGTCTATTCCTATACACCGTCATCTATATGATCAAGCGCAGAGCCGTGGAATTGATCTAAAAACCATAGAACGCACACTGCGTAGACTGCCCAGAATAGCCAGCAAACTCAAAAAAATTGAAGCAGGAAACAAGGTATGGGTTTACAACCCTCACGATGAAATTAGTCTAGGCTTTTTTGCACTGGACAGTGGTGGATATTTGTTGAACACAGTGATTCCCAATGCGCCACATCAACAGGGAGTTACTGATGTGATACGCATGTATGAAGCAGACATTGAAGAAAATTTTGCAGACGGTAAAGTCAAGGGCCGGAGCCGGCCTGGGCGTGTAAAACGTGCGGGTGCCAGTTGTGATGGCAGTGTAACCAGTTTAAGAGCCAAGGCCAAAAAATACAGCGGCGAACGAGGTCGAATGTACCATTGGTGTGCAAACATGAAATCAGGACGTCAAAAATGAGAGACCTACTTAATATACTAGAAGCAGTGAGCCGCGGCTGTCCTCCTGCAACACAAGACATTGATCTTAATCTAAAGAATCGTCAGAAGGCCATAGAAGAATATCATTATGGCCCGCTGAATCCCAATGAACCCAATGAAGAATACTGGGCTGAACTAGCCGACAAATGGAATACCAGTGATATTGAATCTGTAAAACAGAATCGCTGTGGCAACTGTGCTGCATTTGACATCTCAGAAAAAATGCTGGACTGCATTGCCACTGGTATTGGTGCAGAACCCGGATCAGATCCACATGATACCATAGATGCTGGTCAGCTAGGCTACTGTAAGTTTTTGAAATTCAAATGTGCTGCCAAGCGTACCTGCGATGCCTGGGTAGAGGGTGGTCCTGTGACAGGAGAAAAAAATGAGAGCTAAAGAATTTGTAAAAAAGTCCGCCACTGAAGCTGAAATGCCCTGGAAGGATGCAGTGGATGCAGGTGCCATGACCACACAACAGGGTGCCAAAATAGCTGCCAGTGATATTTCTCAAGCCATTGGTGATTTGGAAAAAAATCAAGCTGCCATTGGTAAAGAAATTGCCACACAAAGAGCTGCTGCCAATTCAGTGCCCTCCAACGTACAAGTGACCAGCATGAAGCCAGATGGCAGTTGGACCGGACGTGAGCTACCCAAAACTACTAAAATTGGTCCTATTTCAATTACACGAGGCAGCGGTAATCCTGTAGCCGGCGGTGCAGTGAAAAAAGCACCACCTGCCTATCCCCCAGGCGCCATCTAAAAATACACCTGCTGATTTCAGGCCACTAAGTACCAGGCGAAAATTCGCTTTTTATAGGAGACTTTATGGCAACCAAAAAACCGGCCAAAAAAACAGCAGCGCCAGCTAAGAAAGCAGCCGCTCCTGTAGCCAAAAAACCCGTGGCAAAAGCAGCCAAGGCCAAACCCAAGGCTCGAGCCAAACCCCGTGCGCAGGTAGTTGAAGCTGTGGAACAGGAACTGGAATTCAAACCAGTGAGCAGTTTCTTGAGCATGCATGCTGCCATGGATCCCGAGGCACAAGCAGCCATGATCGCAGAGCAGACCAAACGTGCGTTTGATGTTGAAGCCTATGTACAATTTAATGTGGCTCAAACACAGGTAGCAAGATCAATCGTTGAAGAAAACGTCACTGACGCCATGCAGAGCTGGGCTATCAATGCCGGTGGTAATCGTGAAATGATCATGCGTACCACAGACGATGTTTATCGCAATCGTCTCATGATGTTGAATCTGTTGAAGCCCGAGAATCCTGTGGAAGCAGCGTTTCAGGAAAGCATGATCAACAAGACCAAACTGGAATATCTGCAACATCGTAATGTCATGAACCGTCGCATGGCTGATATTGCATATGAAATGGCCAATGCTATCAAGGCCATTGGTGCAGCGTCGGAGAAATTCTATAATGCCAACGAAGAAATGGCAGCATTTATCAACGACACCGCAGACGAAAATGCAGTATGGTTTGATGGTGAGCTGCGTAAAATGATGCGTGAAGCCTCAAATGTCACAAATGATCAGCGTATTCAGCACACCATGGAAGTGAGTCAGCTGCTAGCAAATGATGCACAAACAGGCCGTGCTCGTATTCGCGAAGTTGCAGAATTTGCACAGGGTCTTGGTGACAGTCTGCAGGAACTGCAAGAGTCAGGCAATGAACTGCGCGAAGAAGTGATTAATATTCGTGAAAAGATCGACGCAGGTCAACGCCGTATCGCTGACACCATTGTAAACAAGCGTAAATAAATGTGGCCCAGATACGTTGGTGCTGGCGTTGGTACGATGGACATACCGCAGTAGCTAGAAACAGTCTGCGTAGGTCCCGTATACTAAACCAGTTACGCCGTATACATAGACAACACCCCGCTTTGAAATTCACAGTCAAACGCGGGGAGTTTTTTATAGAAGCATGGTTTGTGGATACAAATGATCTGCTGATATTTGCTTTGATATGGCCACCAACTTGTCCTGTGTGGGAGAAATTTGATGATATTTCCTGATATGCCTAAACGTCAACACTGGTGGGATCAACACACTGAACCTGTGTCGCCAGTTGCAGTTGAAACCCACACTGTGGTTGTGCCAGAACTCACGGCTGTCAGCGCCGAAGAATGGTTTGCCAAACATTTTCCAGACACAGTGCCCACAGCTTTGCCCAGTCACCGTGAGCCTTTTGACTGGCGTAAAGATCCACGGGGCACAGCAGAATTTGCTGCGCTGTGTGGGTTCTTGATAGCATGGGTAGCCTACTGGTATCAAGTATCTCACTAAATAATTGATGCGCTTGAATGAACTATTTGAAAACTTGGTACAAAACTATGATCTATACCAAGCTCAGGTGAAAATACAGCAGCCTGGTTATCTAGGACGTATCAACGTCACGGTGAGTGCGCCCAGCGCCGCTGCGGCACGAGCACTGATCAAAGCACAGTATAATGTAAAAACACATGATATTGGCCAAGTTCGTCGCATGCCCGCAGGAAAGAAACTATAATGCGTGCTAGAGAGTTTGTTCCAAGAGCCTGGTATGTAACAGTAAACGGTGATCCTGGCATTCTCACAAGAAACACCACACCTGGTGAACAGCCCTGGAGAGTCACTTGGTTTGATAGAGAAGATCATGAACCCAATGGTCACACGGACATCAGCAAACTACAAGCCCGTCAGATTCAACGCGGTAACAACATAGAAGTTGTAGATCAAGACATAATTTACTATATAGATGCCGGTGAAGAACTTGCGGAAAACAGTTTGTTCTGGCGCCAATATCCTTGTACCAAAGACTGTTCAGGTCACCAAGCAGGTGATTCCTGGGCACAGGCACGCGGTATCACAGATGTAACACAATGCCCTCCTGGCAACAGCAACAGCTGGTGGGAAGGCTGCAAAAGCGAAGCCGAAAAACGTCCTTATTAAGCTATGAAACAAAATGTGTATCTTTATGCTCCTAACTTTGAGTCAGGACATGGAAATGTAACGTCGGTGTGGCTACCCTATACAGTGGGCTGTATCTGGAGTTACGCCATGACCGATCAAAGGCTACGAGATAACTTTAATTTGTGTGGTCTTGGGTTCCTGCGTGATCCAGTTGATCAAGTGGTTGATAGTCTTGACAACCCAGCGGTGTGTGGATTTAGTACCTATATCTGGAACGAAAACTACAACCTTGCTCTCAGTAAGGCTATCAAGCAAAGGTATCCCAATTGCTTGATCTTGTTTGGTGGTCCTAATGTGCCCAATGAAGAAGAAGTTCTGCGACAGTGGCGCAAGGATCATGCCTGGATTGATGTATCCATTAGATACGAGGGAGAAATTGCGTTTAAAAATGTGTTGCATGATATTCTTGACAACAAGGTCAAAAGAGACTATGTGGCACATAGAGTAGAAGATCTTGAAGTGCCTAGTCCTTATCTAACCGGACTGTTTGACGACATTGTCAAAGACAAACAATTCATGTACTCCATGACCATTGAGACCAATCGTGGTTGTCCATTTCCCTGTACCTTTTGCGACTGGGGTAGTTTGACCTATGCCAAGATCAAGAAATTTCCCTTGGAAAAAGTTTTTGCAGAAATAGAGTGGTCAGGACGTAACCAAATTGAGTTTATTAGTCTAGCTGATGCTAACTTTGGCGTGTTTCCTGAGCGTGATCAAGCCATTGCCGAATGTTTTATTGAAACCAAGAAAAAATATGGGTATCCACAGCAGATCAGTTGTACATGGTACAAAAACTCCAATGAAGTAATTTTAAACATAGCCGAGGATCTTACACGTCATGGCCTAAACCGTGGACTCACACTAAGTGTACAAAGCATGCACGAGCCCACGCTCACTGCTATCAAACGCAAGAACATGAAGATCAATGATCAGAGTCTGCTGTTTCAAGAATGCAATCGTAGACACATACCTTTTTATACCGAGCTGATTCTAGGCATGCCCGAAGAAACACTGGCCAGCTGGCGTCAAGGCCATTTGGATCTAATTGAAATGGGCCAGCATGGTTGTGTGTACATGGCTCCCATTGAGCTGCTGCGCAACGCAGAAATGACCAAACAGATTGATCAGTACAAGATCAAAAGCACAGTGATATCTGACTATTGGACCTGTGCTCGCAGCGGTATCAGCGAGTGCCAACACATAGCCACGGAAACCAATACCATGTCCACTGATGACATGATAGATGCTACTATTTTTTCCTGGATGATAATTTCATTTCATCATCACGGCTGGACAGAGCTATATTCAAGATATCTACACAAGCGTGGCTGGAGCTACAAACAGATCTACGATAATCTTGAAACATGGTTAATGAGCCACCCTTACTACAGCCAACAAATAGCAAAGTTTAGAAGCACAGTGAGTGATTTTTACCATCACAGTAGAAGCATTGAATACTATGCTCTCTGGGAAGGCGTAAAAAACATGTATGTGGATAGACAACAACATCTTGACAACATAGCAGCATGGTTTCAAACTCTTTGTCAAGATGACTGCTGCGATGAAATAATTGAACTACAAAGGCATTGGATAATTGATCCATATGGAACCAGTAAGAACACAGTGGAACTGCCCAGTAACTTGATCTATTGGATATTAGATCTAGAACCCGTGGTAACCAAATCCCCCATACAGTGTGAATTTTCCACTAGCCAAACCGAGTCATGGGCTAACCTAGAGGAGTTCCTGAGTTTTGTTGTGCTACGCAGAAAAGAAAGTTTTGGCAAAGCCATTGTTAATATTTTGCCGCAACAAACACCAGCTGATTTTGAACTAAATATGGAATGTCCAATGACATTGTCAAACTTGTCTGTAAGCTAGATTGCCGCTGGGAAGGGCTTGCCCCAACCTATCGCGCCTGGGTCAACAATGAGCTGTTTACCGAACGCACTTGGATTTGGACTGAAAACTATATTGAAGAAATATTTCAAGTCAAGGCCATACCCGGAAAATACCGTATTAGATTTGAGTTGGTACAGCCCTGTCTAGCGGACTTGATTTTTCTAGAAATGCGAGCATTGCACGGTCCAGTGCGTGTAAAAAGTGGTGGCATATTTTTGATTGATTCTTAACATGAGAGCAAGAGAATTCATAGGCGAAGATGTATCAACTACCAGCGCCAGTATTGCCCCGGTTGCACAGAGCCTGGGACACATGCCAATGATCAGTCGCATGGGCCGAGTGCCTACTGTGCATAAATATCAGACTAGAAAACCTAAACGGACTAAAAATGCTGGCAGAATCGCTTAAAACTATATTGGCTTCAAGCTACGCTTATGTGATCAAAGCGCAGTTTTTTCATTGGAACGTAGAAGGGCCTGACTTTGCTCAACTGCATGATTTCTTTGGCAAGATCTACGAAGAAGTCTATGACAATTCCATTGATCGCTGTGCTGAATTCATCAGAGTACTTGATGACTACGCTCCGGGTAGTTTTGAACGATTCGCGGAACTGTCTATTATATCTGGACAAATCAAAGTACCTCGTGCTCGACTCATGCTGGAAGAACTATTACAAGATACAAATAATATGTTGGCATTGTTAAACACTGCGTTTCAAGAAGCAGATGCAGATCAACAGCAAGGTATTGCTGACTTTCTGGCCGAACGAATTGACGCCATGGGCAAACATCGTTGGATGTTGAGATCGTTTCTCAAGGAAGCACGAGCATGAACGATATCTACACCATCCTAGCCAGACTGGAAGCCATACAAGAAGGCAGTACCACGCCAACTAAACTGTCAAAACATCTCAACCCGCAACAAAAAGCAGTGCCTCAATTGCCTGCTCTGTTCAAGCCTAATAAGATTTCAGTTCTGGGTGCCAAAACTGATCCAGATCATCCCATGCGTGGTTACGCAGTGGGTGCAAGTGAAAGTGCTGAAACCGAAGTAGAAGAAGACTGGCGCAGTGCCGCAGCAGCAGGTGCATTGGCCGCTGCTAACCTTCTGGGTACACCGGCTCAAGCAACAGAACCTGTGAAACCAATCACAGTAGCGCATGTGACCATAGATGGTGAAACACGCACATACAATCTTGGTGATAGATTTAAAAGTTCCAAAGAAGCAGAAAAGTTTATCAGCGATGTACTAGATCGTCAAGGGCTGTCAGGTTACAGTCTTGACATCAAGACCGGCGTGCCAAAGAACACAGACAGCACAGCAATGAAAGAACAAATAATCGCAGCCGAAGACATGCTGGGCAAAATACGTCGTGACTTAGCAGATTACCTCCGCAGCGTAGAAGATGAACTAGTGGGACGAGATAGATCACTGATACGCAAGGCCAAGCAAGAACTCGCCAAACCTGACATTGAAAAGTTTCTACCAGTCAAAGTTATCAGCACCGACGATGGTAAAGAACTCAGAATACATGGCAACGAAGACGATGGATTTAGAATCAGTGTGCATGAAAAAATGCTACCCACTGCATTTGAAAGCCTTGAAGAAGCCAGCATGGCCTGCGAAATGTACTGTGCTCGTAGGCGTGGCCAGCCCATGGAAGCCAATCCAGACTACGTGGATGAGCGCGACAGCACAGCAAAGCATTAGATGACCACCTTAGGACCGTAAGTGTTGGTCGTAGGCGGCTGCTGCCTGTGAACTAGAACCGCTACCTCTCGTTCCAAAGTGAGCTTTTATAATAACAATAATAATGATCTACACCAGATGGATCGACGACGAAGAATGGTACCATGTGTGCAATGATCATGGCGACTGTTTGATCCACACACGCAACCGACAACTGGCCTATTTTGTAGAACAACACAGTCGTGGTCTACCCCGTGGTTTATATCTGAGCATTGGCGGAGATCGACGTAGAGATAAAAAGCGTCCGTTGTTTAGGCGTCAACGCTGACGCTGCCAAACATACCTTGCACCACGATTTAGCGTTTGATCCTGAGTTTCACCAATGAATCCTTGATAGGCTGACATCACAGGCGTTTGTCCTAGAGCTTCGCTGATCATGGGCACAACACTGAGATGATCTATACGAATGTCCATGCACAGCCTGCCTCCAATTCGCAAACTTTGCAACACCTGTGGCCAGTACATTTCAAACGGTAGATGCCAACACCAGCACCATGTGCTGATCACAAGATCTAGATCCTGTGGCCAAGGGCTATCTGGTGGTTGGAGCACGAAACGCTGCCTAGCCAACTGGTTCGCTGTTAACAATTCTTCAACCACGGGCCAAGAATTATAATAGGGATGATCTGATCCATGTCTGACATAGTATGCAGGATCATAGGTAAAGTCGTTTTGATCAACCAGCCAAAATCTAGATTCTGGAAGTATCTTGGCAGCTATGATGTCCAGTATGCCTAATCCAGAACCAAGGTCCAATATCCTAGCATCAGCAGCTAGATCAAACGCACCTAGACGTTCGCATCTTTGCCAGTGCCATGTATAATATTCTGACAGTTTACCGGAAAGATCAGGAGCTGCACTGTTGATAAAATTACCGGTTTGAATTTTAACTAGATTCTCACAGAGAGGATCTATAGGAAACTGTAGATCAACATTTTGGAATTTAGTTACAACAGAAAAATCTATCTGTGGAAATGTGGGTTTGAAAGTCAAAACAGTTGACACCTATTGAAGTAGAAGCTAAAATACTTATCTAGGAGGATTTATGAACCGAACATTCAGTGCAGAACAAAAAGCCAAACTCACGCAATTGATCAACGAAGGCATGCAGGTCATGCACGAAGTTGAAACACTCAATGGTGGTTTGAGCGACACTATCAAGGCAGTTGCAGAAGAATTGGAAATCAAACCCAATGTTTTGAAAAAAGCCATTAGACTCGCTCACAAAGCTGAATTTGGCAAAGAACAGCAGGATCATGCACTACTAGAAGAGATTCTTACCACAGTAGGCAAGACTTTGTGACCCGTAGAATCATTTTATTTGATTCAAAAAACTATCAAAACCAGGTCTGTCTAAGTCCGTTTGTCAGTGTTGAAATAGATGTACAAGGTAATGTGCGAATGTGTGGCTGTCAGGCCTGGATGCCCACCATCGTAGGAAATCTGTTTGAACAGAGTTTGCCAGAGATGTTGTCGTCGCCTTTGGCTCGTGCTATTAGAACCAGTATAGCCGATGGAACCTATAGATACTGCAATGAAAAAACCTGTGGTATTATTGCCAGTGGAGCACTGAACAGTGTTCACACAGTTCCACCAGAAGTCGCACTGCAACTCAAAGACAACACCAGATGGAGCTTGCCACATGAAATTTTCTTGGCAGGTGACTTGACCTGTAATCTAAGCTGTCCAAGCTGTAGGAACAGTGTGATCACAGTGCCTGATCACGAAGTAGAGCAACAGATGCGGCTTGGTGAAATTCTCAGAGCTAATCTTTTTCCTGAACCCACTGATCAGTCAATAAAAATACATGTCAGCACCAGTGGTGAGGTGTTTGCAAGCCCAAGACTACTGTCTTTTATCAACAGCCTGGATGTTGATCAGTTTCCTAATCTTAGACTACATCTGCAGACCAATGGACTACTGATGCCTGCAAGATGGCATCGTTTGGGCAACATGGCTCAACGAGTTGACAAGGTCACAGTCACAGTTGATGCTGCCCAAGCTAATACATATGAGCTCCTAAGACGCGGCGGTCGTTGGGCCGACATTGTCAAAGCTCTGGAGTGGAGTTCAGATCACTGTGTGGCCAACAACATTGACCTGCATCTTCGTATGGTGGTTCAACGTGACAATTGGCAGCAGATGCAAGAGTTCTATGACATGGCCATGCTATATAAAGCAACCCTGGTTGAGTTTACTCGCATCAGCAACTGGGGGACTTTTGATGCTGTGGCCTTTGCTGAGGTTGACGTTTTTGATCCACAACATGATCAATATGTTCCAGCACAAAACCTGCTACAACAAATAAGAATTTTGCCAAATGTGTTTGTTTCTGGCGGATTATAAGATTGTTTGTTGACATTCTTTGCTTTTTTATATACAATAACTAGATGAGTTATGTTGACGCCCTTTTTGATCGTGACCACGATCGCATACATGTAGTAGAACGCAGAAACGGCGAACGCCGTTATCAAGAATATCCTGCCAACTATGTTTTCTATTATGATGATCCTCGCGGTAAGTTTCAGAGCATATATGGAACTCCCGTGTCTAGATTCTCTACACGGAGTAACAAGGAGTTTCGTAAGGAACTGCGTATTCAAAGTGGAAAACAATGTTATGAGTCGGACATCAATCCGGTATTTCGTTGTCTAGAGGACAACTACAAAGGCCAGGATGCACCCAAACTCAACGCAGCATTTTTTGACATTGAAGTAGACTTTGATCCTGAACGTGGTTACAGCAGACCCGACGATCCTTTCAACGCAATCACAGCCATCTCGGTATATCTTGGTTGGTTGGATCAACTAGTGACCATGGCAGTGCCACCGCGCAGTGTGAGCATGGAGACTGCACAGGATCTTGTGAAAGATTTCCCCAACACTTTTTTGTTTGGCACAGAAGCAGAGATGTTGGCTATGTTTTTGGATCTCATAGACGATGCTGACGTGCTGTCGGGTTGGAACTCAGAAGGCTATGATATTCCCTACACAGTTCAACGTATCACTAGAGTTCTCAGCAAAGATGACACACGCAAATTCTGTTTATGGGGACAGTTTCCAAAACAACGAACGTTTGAACGCTTTGGTGCAGAAGCCCTGACATTTGACCTTGTGGGTCGAGTGCATATGGACTATATGCAACTTTATAGGAAATACACTTATGAAGAACGTCACAGCTACAGCCTTGATTCAATCCTTGAATACGAAGAACTTGAGGGCAAGACCAAATACGAAGGTACGTTGGATCAACTCTACAATCAAGACTTCCGCAAGTTCATCGAGTATAACAGACAAGACGTTAATGGACTGGCCTCGCTCGACAAAAAGCTCAAGTTCTTGGATCTAGCCAACACACTAGCACATGAAAACACAGTGCTGCTGCCTACCACAATGGGTGCAGTGGCTGTGACAGAACAGGCTATTATTAACGAAGCCCACGAACGTGGTATGGTTGTGCCCAACAGACAGGAGAGACACAGTGATGACGACACACAAGCGGCAGGTGCCTATGTTGCTTATCCCAAAAAAGGGCTCCACGAATGGATTGGCTCCATTGACATCAACAGCCTCTATCCCTCAGCGATCCGCGCTCTTAACATGGCACCGGAGACCATTGTTGGCCAACTCCGGCCGCACATGACCAATCGGTATATACAAGAAAGGCAACAGCAAGGCATGAGCTTTGCTGCTTCATGGGAAGGATTGTTTGGCACACTAGAATATACCGCTGTTATGGAACAACAGCGGGGCACTGAAATCATTATTGATTGGCAATCAGGCGAAGAGTCAGTTCACAGTGCAGCAGAAGTATGGCGCATGATTTTTGACAGTCGTCAACCTTGGATGCTCAGTGCCAATGGTACTATTTTTACTTACGAACGCGAAGGCGTGGTTCCTGGCTTGCTGAAACGTTGGTATGCTGAACGTAAGGACATGCAGAAAAAAGCCAGAGAATACGAAGGAGTAGATGATGCACAATTTGAATACTGGGACAAACGCCAACTCGTCAAGAAGATTAATCTTAATAGTTTGTATGGCGCTATTCTTAACCCCGGTTGTAGGTTTTTTGATAAGCGCATTGGTCAGTCTACTACTCTTACTGGACGGGCGATTGCGAAGCACATGGACGCACACGTCAACGAATGCCTCACAGGACGATACGACCACGTCGGAGAAACCATAATCTATGGCGACACAGACTCATGTTACTTTTCTGCTTGGCCTGTGCTCAAGAAAGAAGTAGAGTCTGGGCGAATGGAATGGAACAGCGATATCTGTATTCAACTCTACAATGGCATTGCAGATCAAGTCAACGAAAGCTTCCCTGCTTTCATGGAAACAGCTTTTCATGTGCCAAGAGAAATGGGTTCAGTGATACGCGGCGGGCGTGAACTTGTGGCCACCAAGGGTCTGTTTATCACCAAGAAACGCTATGCTGTGATGTACATAGACAAAGAAAACAAACGTGTTGACATCAACGGCAAGCCGGGCAAGGTCAAGGCCATGGGGCTTGATCTCAAACGTTCAGACACTCCCAAGGTAATTCAAGACTTCTTGAGTGAAGTTCTCAATGATGTGCTACAAGGCGCCAATCGTGAACAGATAGTGGAAAAGATACGTCAGTTTAAATTTGATTTTAAAGAGCGCCCAGGTTGGGAAAAAGGTTCACCCAAGCGTGTGAACAACTTGACCAAGTTTGTGAAAGCCGAAGAACGCGAAGGTAGAGCCAATATGCCAGGACATGTACGTGCTGCCATGAACTGGAATGTTATGCGTAAAATGATGGGCGATAACTATTCAATGCAGATCATGGATGGCGCCAAGGTAATTGTTTGTAAACTCAAAAACAATCCATTGAACTGGACATCAATTGCCTATCCCACAGATGAGCTGCACTTGCCTCAATGGTTTAGAGAACTGCCATTCGATGACAATGGCATGGAATCAACTGTGATTGATGGCAAAGTAGATAATCTACTGGGTGTGTTGGACTGGGATCTGGAAGGCTCAACCAATACTACCAACACTTTTCAAAGTCTATTTGATTTTTCATGAAACTAAGTGATTTGGTTCACTACAGAAACATACTACTGGCCAATCGCAGCCAGGAATGGCGCTGGCCTTTGCAAAACTATCTTGATCTGCAACAACGCAGTATGAGACAAAATGTTGATACCCGTAATAAGTTTGAAACACAATTGGAACACAACATTGGTCAAGTGGCCACGGCACTGGGAAATCTAGAAGACTGTATCACTGACATCATTGCCAATGTAAACAAGATGATATCAGAAATAGAACCACAGTACTTTGCTAAAAGCTACAATTGGTATCAACAAGAATCCAGTTTTGAAACAGTGGATTACATATTGAATCGTAGACTACGGGTGCCTGCGGAAGACTTTGAACCTTTGCAATATCGTGTTAAAAATCTTACCGACTGGCGTTATCCATTGCTGTGCATACGCCCCGGACGTGAAGATCATATACGCTGGTTGGTGCCAGCGCATCCGTTGTATATTGCAGATACCGAACATGAACTGTTAAAACCTGCCATTGAACTGTTCAATCCTAAATATCAAAGACATCTACGTCCTTATAAGATTCGCGAGGATCACAGTCAGATGTTTGACTTTATTCCAGACGAACAGTTGGGGTTGATCTATTCCTATTACTTTTTTAATTTTAGACCGTTTGAAGTAATCAAACGATATCTGTCTGAACTGTATCACAAACTCAGACCAGGTGGATCAATCATCTTTACCTTTAACAACTGCGACTACTCAGGCGGTGTGCGTTTAACTGAAAATCAGTTTTGTTGTTACACTCCTGGTAAGATGTTGCAACGCTTGGTTGAAAGTCTGGGTTTTATCCACATGGAAACCTGCAACACCGACAACGGACTATACTGGATGCACCTACAACGTCCGGGCAATCTTGAAACTTTACGTGCTGGGCAGAACCTTGCAAAAATCATTCCTAAAACAGTTGAATGATCTAAATATCTCTGTTATCATATACAAAAGGAGAACACATGAGAGACCAATTACTTGATCTAGTTGAACACACCTATGACCTTGGCTGCATTGATCTAATCAAGATCGATGGCACGGACAAAGAAACCACAATTTTTGGCTACGCCGAAAACAAAAACGTAGTACTAGAAGGCAAATTTCATACACCAGTGGCCGAATTCATTGGACACTTTGGTATGCCCAATCTCAGCAAGTTGAAAATTCTGCTGAACTTGCCTGAGTATCGAGAAAACGCCAAGCTCAGTATCACCAAGAAAACCAACGGTGATCCTGATGGCGTATACTTTGAAAATCAAACAGGTGACTTTCACAACACCTATAGATTCATGTCAGCTGACATCGTGAGTCAACAAGTGAAAGATGTCAAGTTCAAAGGAGTGAACTGGGACGTGGAGTTTGAACCCACTGTGGCGTCAATTCAAAGACTTCGCATGCAGGCACAGGCCAACTCAGATGAACCTTTGTTGCAGGTACAGGTTGACAAACAGAATCTCAAGTTCTTGTTTGGTGATCACAGCACACATGCTGGCAACTTTGTGTTTCATGCAGGAGTATCCGGTGTTCTAAAACGTCCATGGGCATATCCAGTGGCAGTGGTACAATCAATTTTGAATCTCAATGGTGACAAGAAAGTTCGTTTTTCAGATGGTGGAGCTGCTGAAATCGTGGTTGATTCTGGATTGGCTACCTACAGCTACATTATGCCCGCACATCAGAAATGATAAAAACTATTTCGTCTTCTAGCGCCTTTGTTCAAGTCACTGGTGGTTTTCCATCAAGCGGACCATACCTACAGACTCCCGCAGTGGCAGGACCTCCTCCTGCTGTTGGAGCTGTGAAATTTGATTCTGCCTCACAAAACCTACAGGTATGGGATGGCTTCAACTGGTTGAATATGTACACTAGTCATGCCATGGTTGGTTTAAACCCAGCCGCTGAAGACGCAATTAAGTGGGCTCAACAAAAACAAAAAGAAGAACAAGAACTTGAAGAACTTATGCAACGATCTCCTGCGCTGCGTGATGCCTATGAAAAATTCCAAATAGTAAAGACACTAGCCACTAATGAAAACAGACAACCAGCATGATCTAACTGCTGCACAAAACGACTATGCTGTGTTTCTTCCAGCAGTGAGTAGTTTTTACAGTACCTATATAGGACGTCAACGCTATGAACAGTATGTAGAAGCCACACGCATGCCTGCAGGCATTCCTGACATGGAAATGATGAACTTCTTTAATGATCAAAAGGCATTGTTTCCTTATCGTTGGGCACTGTATTCTGCAGGACATGCCAATCTGGATCTTACCAAACCAGATCCACGTGAAGACATGATGCGTAATCGAGGTAGTCACACAACTCTACTCTGTGACTCTGGTGGATTTCAGATTGCCAAGGGTGTATGGGAGGGAGACTGGCGAGATCCTAAATGTCCGCGAGCTCAAAAGAAACGCGAAGCAGCACTGAAGTGGCTTGATGGCATGGCTGACTATGGCATGACCTTGGATATTCCCACATGGACTGCCAATGTACCTGGCGCTACAGAAAAAACAGGCATTAGAGACTACAACGATGCTGTTGCGGCTACACACTATAACAATGAATATTTCATTAAACATCGTCGTGGTGTTGCAGAAGGTGGCACACGTTTCTTGAACGTTTTGCAAGGAGCCAATCATACCGAAGCAGACGCATGGTATGATCTAATGAAACAGTATTGTGATCCCAAAAAATATCCTGGGCGCCATTTCAACGGCTGGGGCATGGGAGGACAAAACATGTGTGATGTGCATCTGGTTCTCAAAAGAATAATCACATTGATACATGACGGCTTGTTAGAAAAGGGTGTACATGACTGGATGCACTTTTTAGGTACCTCCAAACTTGAGTGGGCAGTATTGCTTACAATCATACAACGCTCAGTACGGCGATACCACAACTCCGACTTCACCATTTCATTTGACTGTGCTAGTCCATTTTTGGCCACAGCCAATGGACAACTATATCACACCATTACCACAAAAGATCGAGATAAATGGAGTTATCAAATGAGTCCCACAGCAGACAACAAAAAGTTTGCCACTGACTCTAGATCATTCCGTGATGCTGTGATGCAAGAAGGTATTCATCCTGCGTTTGAAGATTCTCCAATATCTGCTAGACTAAAAATATCCGACGTGTGTGTATACAAGCCTGGCGACCTAAACAAAATTGGCAAGGAAGGACGCACATCATGGGATAGTTTCAGTTATGCCTTGCTCATGGGACACAATGTGTGGATGCATATCGAAGCCGTACAACGTGCCAACCGAGAGTTTGACACAGGAACATCTCCAGACATGCTGGTGCATCCTCTCAATTCAGACTATGATGTGGCAAAAATTATTGATCAAATATTTGCCGCACGTGATCGACAACGCAGTCTACAGATCATAGATGATCATGCTCGTGTGTGGGAACGAGTGATTGGGACTCGCGGTTTCACTGGTAAACGAGCAGTCAATGCCAACTCAATGTTCAACAGTCTGTTTGAAACAGTTGAAGACATCGAAACCACAGATGAATTGGATCAGGCCAAACTGGATGCATTGGAAGCTGAGTAAACTGAGTTTGACATAATTTGTGTTGTGTTATAAAATTGCAATAGATTATTTGTGACAGGAAAAAGAATGTACCAAGATCAAATACGCCAACTAGAAGTTCAACATCGAGACCTAGACAACAAGATTGACACACTGGAAAAAACCGGCATCTATGAAGACCTGCGTTTGCAAGAGCTCAAAAAACGCAGACTCATGGTACGAGATCAACTCAGTGAACTAAGACGCAGACAGTTTGAACACGATCACGAACGAGTTAATTACGACGATTATGAATAGATTAGGACATCACAACGCCAACTTCTTTATTGGTAATGAAGTTGAGCATACACCCGCACACGGCAAGCGAACTCTGTTTGTGGTTGGGTATCAACCCGTGGAAGATATACAGGCAGTGTTAGATGAACACAACAGTTGGACAGACCCTGCTCTACATATCAAGCATATCTTTTTTGGTGCCAATGACAGCTATCATCCATTGACCAACCCAGATATCGTGGGCTGGGAAAACATCATACACAGTTTTTTGATGCGAGGATACTGGTGTAGTCTTGACATTCCTTTCAAGTACGTGGCTGAATTCAACGAAAGTGGGCTGTGCGAACACAATCGCTTTATTCCTATAATCAAGGTTCCTGTGCCTTATATCAGATTGTGGAACTATAATACCTGTGTGAAAATTGATGACAAAGATTTCGCTGATACCAATCCAGGTGTCTGGGTACACAGACTGCATGACCTCATGCACACAGATTGCTTTACTGATTGGAGCATGTACAACGACGACAAGGTGACAACATGAAATGGTTTGATCAATGGTTTATACGTAAATCTAAATGGGCCTGGGAAAACAAACATTTGGTGCGTGATGCATACGAAAGCGAGGGTAAATTGGTGAGTTCACAAGCAGTGGAAACTGACCTACATGACTTTAACGATGGTTTGAGAATAGCTGTGAAAAAAGTTATAGGTGGGTCTGTGGTTACATTCAAAACCTACGATAGAAAAATTGATCGTAGCACAGACAGAACCTATATAATCACTAACGAACAAGATTTCAATACCGAACTTGGTAAGATTATTACCATGGAAAGTATGCGTCAACATTAATGCAACAACCTCCAAAAATCCTTTATCGCGTAACCAGTCTCGCTGACAGATCGGTTAGAGTTCATCATGTTTTACAGCGTCTGAGTAGGGACCAGGTTGTGCGCATTGACCAGTGGTATATGTGGGGGCAAGGCTTTGTTGCCGAGCACACAGATCTCGCCAGATATACCAAGTTTATTGAATGTGATCCCGAGCTAGGTTACCAGGTAGAAAACGAAGTTGCATCAAACTTTCAGTGGGAAGGACCAGACTGGAATGAAAAAGCTCAACATCGCATGCAAAAAGATCTTGCCAAAGGTGGAGTACAAAGAATAGTGGAACAACAAAGCAGTTGGAAGCTGCTTGAAACAAAAATATGGATCAATGCACCGTTTAGAGTTGACGAAGTTGACTTTTTAAACAATAATATAGTACTCAAGATTGATGTACCTTACAAAGGACAGATTAGAGCATGAACTCACAAGAATACATTGACGTTTTAGAATCACACCTACAGGCCTCATTGGACACTAGGAATCGTATTGTGCAACAGGCCAAAAGACAGATTTGGGTTACGTTCCGCAAAGAAGGCATTCACAAGTATCCAGCGGCTGCTACTGATCCTAATCTAGCCACAGGAGATGCATATGACGTTTCGTTTTTGGCCAATGCACATCGCCATATATTTCATTTTAGGGTGTCAATCGACGTATGGCACAATGACCGTGATATCGAGTTCATCCAATTCAAACGATGGCTGGAATCACTGTATTCAGGGCAAGAAAATTGTTTGCGATTGGACTACAAAAGCTGCGAAATGATCGCAGATGACTTATACAATCAGATTGCTCAACGTTACCCAGATCGAGATATCTGTATTGAAGTAAGTGAAGATGGTGAAAACGGTTGCTGTGTTTACTACAACACACATCAACCTTCTATGAAAGTAAAAATCTAAAGGACTACTATGCCTAATCTAAATAAACTAAACAAGGTTAATGAAACAGTATCAATCTATCGCTATGACAACGGTTGGATGGTTGAAGTTGGTGGCCGTGATGACGACGATGAGTGGGTAACTGCTAAAGTGATTTGCAACACAGAAGTAGAAGTACTTGATTTAATTAAACAATACAATACACTACCATTGGTGAACTAAGGAGATTGAAATGGCCAAGCCTGTAATCAAGCCAAACCCTCGTGTAACTCAAGTGTTTGATGACCTCGAACGTTATCTTGAATTCTGTCAAGAGTTTGGTTACCGTTACAATGAAGCAGAACTTTACAACTGGAAGAGCTATGCTTATCAACAGTTTATGAAGTTCTCTCAAGGCAAACCAGTAAAAGACATGTGGTTTCAAGACCAGCGTAGGCCTGGGAGACCATAATAATGAAAAAACTTTACTACATGGGGCTTGAAAGTTATCAAGCTCGTTACACTCTACAACTAACTGAATGGAATCGACGTGTGTTTGAACGTCGTGGGTTAGATGTGGTATATGTTCCAGGCACTGCTATAGACAACTCACAGGCCATATCTGTGGGACAGGTTCTAGACGCACATGGTAGAAGTTACTTTGGCATGAGCCAAATGATGAATCTCGTGCAAATGCATAAGAACGGAGAGATTAGGCATGATGATGTTATCTACTTTGAGGACATGTTTCAACCCGGTATCGAGAGCCTACCTTACATATTTGATCAGGTCCCTCGTGATCAGCGTCCCCGTGTTTTTGTTAGGTGTCTTGCTCAGTCCATTGATCCTGATGACTTTGTTCATGTATGGGGTCTTGAAAAGTGGATGGCGCATTACGAACGCATGGTCAATGAGTTCGCTACCGGAATTCTCGCCACAAATGAGGAGATGGTTGCTCATATGCGTATTGCTGGATGGCGTGCTCCTATCTATAATATTTCTGGCCTAGCATTTGGCAAACAAGAAGTGCTGGAACGCATTGGTGGTTCTGACAACATCACTCCATTCAACCAACGTCCCATGAGAGTGGGCTTTGCTGCTCGATTTGATCAAGAAAAGCAGCCAGGCTTTTACATGGACTTGATTGATATGTGGAACAACCAAGCTGATTTCCCAGTGGAGTTTTGCTTGTTCTCTGGTGGGCCACTGCGTTCGAACAATCCAGAGTATATCGCTCGAGCTCGTGATCTTGAAGCACAAGGTCTCCTGACCATTCATGAGAATCTAACCAAGAATGATTACTATGATCTGCTCAATAACACGCGAGTTCTTTTCAATTGCGCACTACAAGATTGGGTGTCAAACACTGTTAGTGAAGCTGATACCCTGGGTTGCAATGTATTATACCCTGCTTATCGTAGCTTCCCAGAAACTTTTGCAAATGATCCCAACCGTCTTTATGTTCCTTGGAGCATTGATGATGCATTCCACAAGCTGGAGAATCTACTGAAAGCACCACATCACAACATGGGCTTGATTTCAGATTGGAACGATGGCACAGTGGATCGTGTGGTCGATATCATACTAGGACATGGTGAACAATGGAATCGCAGCGGCAATCGCTACAGAGATCATTTGCCCGGTGACAAATATCATGTTAGAAAAATAGGTGAGTAACTTGCTGGCTAAATACTGGCTCTACTCAATAACTCCCCCATGAAAATATTCATTACCGGCAGTAACGGCTTTATCGGCCAACATCTTTTGCCTTTGTTACAACAACGTCATACTGTGGTTGAGCTTGTTAGCGACCTTAGAGATCATGCCAAGGTTGTAGCTGAACTGCAAGCAGCTAACCCAGATATAGTAGTACATCTGGCTGCTCGCACCGAAGTTGAAAAAAGTTTTTATGAGCAAGTTACTTTTAGTGACATCAACTACGTGGGCAGTGTTAATCTCATCGACGCAGCCAGCAAGTTAAGTAATCTCAAAAACTTTGTGTTTGCTAGTACCATGGAAGTCTATGGCTGGCAACCTATCAGCGATGAAGTCCGTGATCATGGCAAACCACTTGTGTCATTGGCTTTTGACGAAAACACTGTGCCCAATCCCAATGCTCCTTATGCAGTGGCAAAGCTAGCAGTGGAAAAATACTTGGAATATGCTCATCGTGCTCTAGGTCTACCTTTCACAGCATTACGACAAACCAACAGCTATGGTCGTGGTGACAATGACTTCTTTGTAACAGAACAAATTGTCACACAGATGTTGCAAGGTCTTGATGTAGTGAAGTTAGGCTATGCCGAACCCTATAGAAACTTTATCTGGATTGAAGATTTGTTGCAAGCCTGGATGCAAGTGATTGAAAATCCTGAGCAATGCAATCAAGGCAAGATCTACACCGTGGGTCCTGACAATCCAATCAAGATAAGAGATTATGCAGAAAAGATTGCAGGCATGATTGGCTGGCAAGGCGAAATAAAATGGAATACCAAGCCGCATCGTCCCGGAGAAATCTACTGGTTAAATTCGGGTACCACAGCTATTACTCGTGATCTTGGATGGCGCCCTGTGATTGATATGGACACAGGTTTAGAAAAGACTATAAAAATATGGCGCCAGAAATTCAACAAATAAAACAAGGACACATTGACCTATCACGGTTTGGTGATTGGCACGAGAACTGTGATTTTGTTACACACCCAGATCCATGGAGTGGATTTAGTCCTGTGTATGCAGTTGATCGAGAACGTTATTTTAATATCACTGAGATAGCCATTGCTCGCAACATACCCGAGAGTCTTGAACACTATCTCTCGCAGCAATTTGCTTTTTTGTCCGATAAAGTTTATGCAGCACATCTAATTCCAGCAGGCAAGATATTACCATGGCATCAAGATGCATATCGAATCTACTGTGAAAAACGAGCAATCACAGATTTATCATTGATCACTAGAGTAATCATCTTTGTACAGGACTGGAAGGTTGGACACGGTCTACAAGTGGGTGATAGATCCATTGGCACCTGGCAGCGAGGAGATTGGGTGTCATGGCAAGGCGATACTCCGCATCTAGTGTATAACCTAGGTCAAGATCCAAGATATACCCTGCAGATTACTGGCACAAAAATGTCAAACAATCTTGACCACGACCTAAATATTCTGTAAACTAGCAACAGTCATCCTCGACTCAAACTCGGAGAAAAACATTGTCAAACACTTATACCCCTGATCCACTACTCAACACACCTGTAGACACAGAGTTTCAGCCACAAACCTATCAAGATCGATATGTGCCTTTGCCCACAAAGGTCTATGTCAAGGCCGGCGAAGTTGGACGACGCCAAGAATATGTGTCAGATCTAATCAAAGCTCGGATGAAGACTGATAACAAACGTTTTTGGGCCGGTGACAACATCAGTGACTATATCACAGCAGAACAAAAGAGTCAGCTAATTGATGAAGCCACCGAAGCCTTTGAGCTTGTGTTGGATCGATTGTTGATTGATCGTGAAAACGATCCTAACTCACAAGGCACAGCCAGGCGCTTGGCCAAGATGTACTTCAATGAAATAATGGCAGGTAGATACGAACCAAGTCCCAACGCCACAGCTTTTCCAAACGACACAGAAGATCGTTATGAGGGCATGCTGGTTGTACGCAGTGAGCTTCGTAGTATGTGTAGTCACCATCACCAACCAGTCAGCGGAGTTGCATATATTGGTATCATTGCTGCGGAAAAACTCATTGGTTTGTCTAAGTACACTCGTATCGCCCAATGGTGCGCTCGTCGTGGCACACTACAGGAAGAGCTGTGCAATGATATCGCCAGAGAAATCATGAAAGCCACAGGCAGCAAAAACGTAGGTGTATACATTCAAGCCACACACGGTTGCTGTGAAAATCGCGGCATCATGGCACATTCAAGTCTAACACAAACCACTGTATTGACCGGAGCTTTCAAAGACGATCCCAGCGTCAAGAAAGAGTTCATGGACAATATCAAACTTCAACAAGAATTCGCTCCGAGGTAATCATGGAAATACAACCCAAAGACACAAGCAAAGGACATTTTTATGTTAGTCTTGCCAAAAGCGGCATTAGGATATTTGCTGGAGGCGTGTTGATGGTAGGAAACTTTTGGCTAGCAGGAGTATGCATCGTACTGGCTGAAGTATTAGGCGTAGTGGAGGAAATAGTATGAGTGTGTTTCTAGACCAGATGGCTTTTATGTTGGCTTGCGATCAAACAGTTGGCAAGTTCAACCAAGAACAATTCAACATGTATCTAAGCTTGATACAAGAAGAAGCAGACGAACTTGCACAAGCTATCCAACAGCATGACAAAGTTGAAACCTTGGATGCATTGATTGACATCTTAGTGGTTACCATTGGTGCTATTCACAGCCTTGGAGTAGATGCCGAGGGAGCCTGGAACGAAGTGTTGGTTAGTAATTTGGCCAAGATTGACAAAGACACTGGTAAAGTGCGCAAACGCGAAGATGGCAAAGTTCTTAAACCAGAAGGCTGGCAACCTCCTAATCTTGGAAAATACGTTCGTCCACTGTAAAGGATTCAGCATGAAGAATGAACTACCAAAAGACTTTTACAAAAACCAAGCCAGTGCTGTGATAGATCGAGTTAGAAATCTCAAAACCTGGGAAATCACTAGAGTGCTTGACGAGCCGTTGGAATTTAGAGGAGGTCCTGTGCCTTTTGATATCAAGGCCGATCAAAAACGTGCTTGGTTCAAAGTGATAGCATTGACCAAACAAGAAGCAGAGCAGATGGTCGATGATTGGATGCGAGGAGCAGACCATGATCTCTGATCTTGATCGTGCTATCGCAGACAAAAGAGCTCCTTGGACTGAGATAGAACGCACCGAATCTTTGTACACAGTGTTCAGAGATGCATTTGCAGTGACTCCTGGACATTTGTTGTTTGTTCCCGCACAAGAAACCTGGGAATGTGTTGCGGCCTGCTATCAAGCTGCTTACGAAACTGGAGCAGCCGGTGTGACGCAGGGTCAATGGGACGCTTTTAACATCGGACAAAATGTTGGTGAGGCTGCTGGACAAACTGTGATGTATCCACATGTTCACATGATACCACGTAGACAAGGTGATTGTGCTGATCCCACGGGTGGAGTACGTGGAGTGATTTCCAGTCAACAAAACTACAAACGACCTGGATATATCAAACCATGAAGAAACTTTTGACTATGTTGTTGCTGTTGACTATGTCAGTTTCAGTCAACGCTAAAAAATCTACGTCGCATCACCCAGCAGTTTGGGTCTACAACATTACCAAACAAGAGATAGTTACCGCACGGTTTCACAATGAGACCATGCCCATTGCCAGTATAACCAAACTCATGACCGCCATGGTATCCTTGGATTATGATCGCGATCTTGAGAGAAAAATCACAATGTTGCCGGGTGGACGACTGCCCGCAGGTGAACACAGTCGTCGTGATGTAATGACAGCAATGTTGGTGCGCAGTGATAACATAGCAGCCGAAAGCATAGCCAGGGACTATCCTGGAGGTCGTAAAGACTTTATCAAGGCCATGAATCGCAAGGCACAGGAGATTGCCATGGTTGGTGCCAGATTCATGGATCCCACAGGACTGAGTTCTAGCAACGAAGCCACTGCTGGCAGCGTGGGCAACATGGTGCAGATTGCATCACTGTATCCTTTCATTGTGGAAACCAGTGTGAAAAAGCATGTGCTATTTGAGGTCAATAGAAAACGAAAGATTAGAACAATTTCTATTGACAATACTAACAAGCCCTTGCTTATGGAGTTTGACCAAATACGTGTGAGCAAAACTGGTTTTACAAATTCAGCTGGTTGGTGTGTGGGCATGTTAGTAGAAAGCAAAGGTCAGGAGTTTGTGATTGTGATTCTTCACAGTGAAAGCAAACAAAAAAGATATGAGCTAGCGAAATCTACCATTTACAATAATTTGGTTGATCATGAAGTTGATAATGTGGTCAATGACTCAGATCCCCAACCAGAACCTGCGCCAGAACCAGAAACCATTGACAAAACAATTTATAGATGGTATAATAAGTTTTGGCTGTCAATAACCGGCAAATCCTAACTGGGAGAAATAACATGGCTAATTGGAAGGTTTCAACCTACTATAAAAAGTCCTGCGAAGAACATGAGTACTATTACAAAGATGGTGCTAGTATCATCCGTAAAACAGGTTATCGTTGGAGTAGTTTTTTTATAGAAACAGACGACGACAATCCTCCTGAGTTTGAATTTGACTACGTACCAGGGGGCGACGGCAAACTAGACAGCATCAACATGTATGATTGCTGTGTAAACAACATTGTAAATTCAGAACTTGATTCAATGAGCGATGGCTGTTGGGAAGATATTGAGTTTCCTGAAGACATGGATGAGGAAGAACAAGAACGCTTGCTAGAAGCGTTTGATGAATCCAGCATCTACGAAGTTCTTGAAGGCGAAGAAGGTTGGAGTCAAAACGATACTGAAGCCTGGGTATGGGGACCAATTCTTATTGAAGACGAACAAGGTAATCGTGTGAAAATCATCTGCGCTGACAAACAAGGTCGTGCTGTGGAATTCAAAGAGGATGATGAAGAAGAAATTACCTTTGACGAACTGGCCCAAATCAATCCCGAAGAACAAGCTGTTCGAGATAGTATGCCTGTATGGCCTTTCCCCACTGGTACTAGCGAGGAATCAAAATGACTCTAGAAGAAGCAGTTGAACTAATAGAAAATCTCAACGAAGAAGCACATCAACTGGCATGGGATGCGTGGACCGAAGCAGATGAACTAGGAGACTCCGAAGACGAGGATGACTGGATCGCTGCTGAAGAAAAACGTGAAGAAGCCAGTGAGGAACAGTCGCAACACTTCAGAGATCTGTATCATGAGTTGTCAGAAGAAGATCAAGCCGGTATTATTAATTGGCTTCAACAAGACGAAGACTTTAGAGAGCAGTTTTCTTCGTGGTTTGGTGATGATCAATATCAAATTGAGTTTGATTTTTTAGAAGACTAAATATCAATCACAGCGGCCTTCCTGGCTCTTCATCCCGCTTTACAAATTCTGCAGGCCTATATTAACTTATAGGAGAATTACGTGCTTTACCTAAATGAAACACAACCCCCAAGAACTTACAAATATGTAAGCACCAAAGAGTATCATGATGCTTTTCCCTGTGCGTATCGCCAATGGCGTGCGGATAGTCATTGTAACTTGATTCATGGTTACAGTTTTAGCATGAAGTTCTACTTTGGCACAGATCTACTTGATGTGCGCAACTGGGCAGCTGACTATGGCGGCCTTAAAGAGCTTAAAAAGATTCTAGAAGATCAATTTGATCATACCTTGCTAGTAGCCATGGATGACCCAGAACTAGAAACATTCAAATTACTGCAAGAAAAGAAGTTAGCCAAACTTACTATTCTTCCTAGACTAGGCTGCGAAGGCCTAGCCGATATGCTGTACAAGTATGTGAATGGCGTGTATATTCCTGATATGTGGGGGCCTGGAGAGTCTGAAAGACTTTGGTGCTTCCGTGTGGAAGTACGCGAAACACAAAGCAACATGGCGTTCCGTGAGGGTCACCGTGAATGGGATGAAGATCTGTTTGCGTAATTTTTGGAGACTATGGGCCAAAGCCCTAGGAGAAAAAGCCACTCAATCTGATTCTGAATCTGACAAAGTGGCTTTGATTCGCTCTGGTATTGTACTGATCTACATTGTCACAAATTTTTTTATCATAGCAGGTATTATTAGGCACTGGTAGTGTGCTAGGAGTAAACATATGAGTCAACGTATTCAAGAACTTGCCGATCAAGCCAAAGAGTCAGTGCCAAAAAATATACTGGCTCCTGATCTATGGATAAAAGAATACAATCGAATATTTGCGGAATTGATCATCAAAGAATGTGCTGGTCAGTTTAATCTTGTGTATACTGACGAGCAGTATCAACGTAGAATAGACAAAACTATACTCAAACATTTTGGCTTGTACGCATGAGATACTGGACCATATGTTATCCTGATCGTCATCCCACACAAGACTTTGATATTGATCGCTGGGAGACTCTGTCAGATCAGGAGATACTGGATTCCTATTGGGATTATTGGTCAGGTAAAATGCTTGAAAAAGGTCCTAATGATTCTTGCACCTATGAGAACTGCATTACTGATTGGTGTATTGTACACTGGGCAGCTCGCAATCGTTGGCGTGAAATCAAGGAGTACTATGAATGAAACCCTTGATCTATAAGTTTCATCATTGGGCCAAGATTTGGGAACGAATCAAACAAGATAATCCTCCCAGTGTATATCTCATACGCAGCAACATGCGGAAGACGCTGGGATTCACAGTGCGTGATCATTTACACTTTGACAGAGAAAGTCATAGCTATCGGCCTGAGGTACATCTAGATTTTTATGGTGAAAAGTACCTTAGTCATTTTTTACTCAAGTACGGAAATATCAAACATCATGACGAGACCAAGTGATTTCCCTGACTTTGATCGAGCCTACAAGTCGGTGCTGTTACCAGACAATCCTGACAGGTTTGACCATATAGCGGCACAGGCTAATTTTAATATCTATCACAACGATCTTTGGCGCGGCACAGCGCGACGATTCGCTGAGTACATCGTGGAAGAGTGTGCGCAGTGCTGTGGAAGCCAGGCAGACAAAAAGGCCATACGAAAAAGATTTGGTTTGCCTATTGAAGATCCAGTGAAATATCCGGGACCGGATCCCTTGGGCAGTGTACAATCTCAATATGCCCGAGAGTATAATCTTCCAAAAACAGATGAAACCTAGCCATTTTTATTTTGACAATCGCATTCTAGAAAAAGAACAACTGCTGTTCAATCATGCTCGTTATGTGGGACATGAACTGTTGGTTCCTGGCCTGGGTAACTATGCTGTGATCCCACAGGAAGGCGATGGTAGAATGTTGATCAACAACAGTGATGGCGTGCAACTCATGAGCAATGTGTGCAGACATCGACAAGCAACTATCTTGCAGGGATCAGGACATCATGCACAAATTGTTTGCCCACTGCATGGTTGGACCTATGACAATCACGGCAAGCTCATTGGTGCGCCTTTTTTTGATCCATGCCCAGATCGACATTTACAAAAGTTTACCACTCAATCCTGGCATGGATTGATATTTGAACAAGGTCATTTTGATCTGGTAAAAGCACTAGATCAAATCACTCACAAGTCTTATTTTAACTTTAACAACTATGCGTTTCACAGCCGCCAGCAGCATTGGTGCAACTATAATTGGAAGACCTTTGTTGAAGTATACTTAGAAGACTATCATGTGGATGCATTTCATCCAGGACTAGGTAACTTTGTAGATTGCAAACAGCTTACTTGGCAATTCAATGATCACTACAGTGTGCAGAGTGTGGGGATCAAACAGCGTTTACAGACTCCGGGCACACCTGTGTATCGTACCTGGCACAAAGCAGTAACTGACAGATGCCGTCCAAATCTACCAGACTATGGAGCCATTTGGTTGTTGATATATCCCAACGTCATGGTAGAGTGGTATCCAGAGGTCTTGGTAATCAGCAGTGTATGGCCAGAGTCACCACAACGAACTTTGAACATAGTGGACTTTTACTATCCCGAAGAAATCGCACACTTTGAAGCAGATTTCGTAGAAGCACATCAAGCTGCCTACATGGAGACCTGCTACGAAGATGATGAAATAGCTGAACGCATGGATCGCGGTCGTAGGCATCTTGACAGTCGAGGAGCCAATGACACAGGTCCTGTACAAGATCCTATGGAAACAGGACTAAAGAAATTTCATGATTACTACGACCAATGGATTTTTACAGAACAACATAGAGCGTATGTCGCGCCGCGCATTGAAGATCCAGGCAGCGAAGGCGGAACATTGGATTGATCAGATCATGCCCATAGCTCGAATACCCAACTCATTGCTGCAAGAAGTAGGACAATGGAGTTTGATACGCTCGGAGATCAACAAAACCATTGCAGAGCAAAACAATCACGCTAATTATCAGCAGCAGCAACGTATTGATCAACTGCATGAGGCACGTAGAATTCTACGTAACTACCACTATCAGAAAGACACTGAATGGATACGCAATTACGAATTCTATGAGTCGATCAAAGAACAACGCCTACTAGCAAGACACACCGTGAGAGGTATTTTTGTCGATCGTTACGTTTAAATTACAAGCAAGGAAACAGAATGGAAAATTCCAAAAATCACAAATTTGATATAGCAGTGTTGCTGCCTACTAGAGGTCGTACCACTGCACTGATGCGCAGCATCATGAGTCTAGTTAATAGAACAAGAAATCTTGATCGTATTCAATTCTTTATTGGGCTTGATGAAGATGACACAGTGGGTATAAACTATTGGCAGACCGAAGTAGAACCATTGCTGCGTCAACGCTCTGCTAACTTTACTGCCATGGTATTTGAGCCTTTGGGATATATCAGACTCAACGAATATGTAACCGAACTAGCCAAACATTCGGATAGCAAGTGGTTGATGTTCTGGAATGACGATGCAATCATGGAGAGTCAGAACTGGGACGAGGAAATAATGAAATATCAAGGACAGTTCAAGGTGCTAGCAGTACACACGCATCGTGAACATCCTTATAGCATTTTCCCCATAGTGCCAAGAGATTGGCTGGATCTTTTTGGTTACATGAGTCCACATCAACTCAGCGATGCTTGGATCAGTCAGATAGGATATTTGGTTGATATCTGGGAACGCATACCAGTTTGGGTCACACATGATCGTTTTGACCTCACCGGCAACAACAACGATGACACGTACAATAATCGTCCTCAATTAGAAAATCAACCTGACAATCCAGAAGATTTTCACAGCAACAAATGGCACACTCGCAGAGTCAATGATGCTGAACGTTTGAGTCAACTGTTGGCTTCTAGAGGCATTGATCAAACTTGGTGGGAAAATTGCAAATCAGGCAAACAAGATCCCTGGGTCAAACTCAGTGCTAACGACATAAACAAACAAATGACACAAACGAGAACAGTTAATGGCCAATAACAGTGAACTGGTAGAAAAAATTCAAGCCTATTGGGACAGGCAACCCTGTAACATTAGGCATAGTCAAAAACCTCTAGGCAGCGTAGAATACTTTGAAGAAGTCACAGCTCGTCGCTATAGAGTTGAGCCTCATATCTTGGACTTTGCGCAGTTTCATCGCTGGCAGGGCAAGAGAGTATTAGAAATTGGCTGTGGTATTGGCACTGATGCCGAGCAGTTTGTGCGTCATGGTGCAGAATATGTGGGCATTGACATATCAGATGCCAGTCTACAAATCTGTCGTGAAAGATTCAAGGTCATGGATCTTCATGGAGAATTCCACAATGTAAACCTATTGGATCCAGATCACATGGATCTTGGTAAGTTTGATCTTGTGTACAGTTATGGAGTCATACATCATAGTCCAGACATTGATCATCACATCACTGAGATACACAAGCTTTTGCGACCAAACGGTGAGTTTAGATTCATGGTCTATGCCAAGAATTCATGGAAGTATGCCATGATTCAAAAAGGACTTGATCAGTTTGAAGCACAAGCAGAATGTCCTTATGCTGAGGCCTTTACTAGAGATGAAATTGAGGACATGTTAGATGGAATTTTTGACATCGAACGTATTAGACAAGCGCACTGTTTCATGTATAATGTAGCTGCATATCGCGAAGGTAGATATGAACTTGAACCCTGGTTTGCAGCAATGAGTGACACTATGCGTGATGCTGTGAGAGAATATCTGGGTTGGCATCTTTTGGTCAAGGCACGTAAAAAATGAAAAAAATTCATATTTCTGACAAAGAAGTACGAGGCATGGTATTGGATATCCTGCGTCAAATGACTCAAGATCGTTGGCTTCCGGACTATGTGGTTGGACTCACTCGTGGTGGACTTGTACCTGCTAACATGATAAGCCAGTACTTGAAAGTGCCCATGGAGACTCTCAAGGTCAGCCTGCGTGACCAAAATTCTGAACCCGAAAGTAATCTGTGGATGGCCGAGGATGCATTTGGTTACATACCTCAAGAACAGCGAGGTGCGTCAGGAACAGTGACTGATCCTGCACTGCGCAAAAAAATCTTGATTGTGGACGATATCAACGACAGCGGCGCTACATTCAACTGGATTACCAAAGATTGGCCATCTGGCTGTATGCCAAATGAAACACATGTTTGGCGAGCTATTTGGAATCATTCGGTGAGATTTGCTGTGTTGGTAGACAACGCCAGCAGCAAGTCTGAGGTTTCTATGAACTATAGTGCTCGTACAATCAACAAGTTCGAAGATCCTAGTTGGATTGTTTTTCCCTGGGAGCAATGGTGGCATCCAACAAAAATTTGACACAACACACTAACTCAAGTATAATCTACACATGGAAAAGATAACCTATACTGAAATTTTCTACAGCCTACAAGGCGAAGGAATGTATGCTGGCGTGCCCAGCATTTTCTTTCGTACCTATGGTTGTAACTTTAGATGCCGTAAATTTGGTAGATCACAAGATGAACAGATTGACGGACATAATCCTGAAGTGGTTGAAATCATCAAAAACATTGCACAGTACAATAAATTTGAAGACCTACCTCTGGTGACCACAGGATGCGATACCTATGCGTCAATCTATCCCGAGTTCAAGCGTTTCAATCAACAAGAAACAGTGTCAACCATTGCTGATCAAATCCATGCACTATTGCCTGGTAACGTATGGCAAGATTCACATTTGATCATCACAGGTGGTGAGCCCTTGCTGGCCTATCAACAACTGTATCCGGAACTCTTAGAACTGTGTAGAGCCAAGGGACTGCGACATCTTACATTTGAAACCAACGGTACTCAAAAGATCTATCCTGAAGTAGAAGAATATCTGTTTCAAGAGTTCACAAGACATGGACGCGACTTTGAGAACTTGACATTCAGTGTGAGTCCTAAACTGCCGTGTTCTGGTGAACCGTTTGAACGAGCCATACAACCTGAAGTTGTGCATCAATACGCATTGTATGGTCGAGTATACTTGAAATTTGTAGTGGCTACTCAGCAAGACGTAGAAGACGCAGAACGTGCTGTGGCCGAGTATCGCAAACACAACGTGAACTGTCCAGTGTATCTCATGCCTGTGGGTGGTGTACCACAGGTGTATAACTTGAATACTCAACAGGTTGCACAGCTAGCACTGGAGAGAGGATGGCGTTACAGTCCAAGGCTACAAGTTGATATTTGGCGCAACGCATGGGGAACGTAAGCAGTCCTTGTGTGAATATCTGTCGCATGCAAAACAACATCTGTATAGGCTGCTTGAGAACATTAGAAGAAATAGCCAATTGGCTTTATTATAGTGATCAAGAGAAACAGGAAATATTACAACAACTGGAGACAAGAAAATGACAGAAACCAAACAACGTACCATTGCTAGAATGGTAAGCTATCGCATCACAGCCTGGCTGTTTACTATCTTCTGGACTTGGTTGTTCACAGAAGATGTAGCATCTGCCACAACGTTTGCCACTGCCTTGCATATCTTGCTCAGTATTGATTATTACATTCACGAACGTGTATGGCTAAAGATCAAATGGGGCAAAATAACGGACAAAGATCATGGGACTGTTTGATAAATTTTTTAAATCTAAACCAGAAAAGTCAGTGCAACCACGCACTAGCGAGACTGAGCATAGACCACCTCCAGCACGTAAAAAAACTGCCAAGGAACTGGCCACTGAACGTGGAGAAGCCTATGTTGGTATTGTGAGTTTTGATCTTAATGCTGACGACATCAACTCAGGCAGTTTTGAACTAGAGTGGAATGACAAATTTATCACAAATCTTGTGCGTGCTGGATATCAAATGAAGCCAAACGAGCCCGAAGACGTGATTGTGGATCGTTGGTTTCAAAACATCTGCCGAAATGTTGTAATGGAAACCTGGGAACAGGAACAAGCAATGCGTGCCTCGGGTATCTATGTGCGTACCACTGACATAGGCAATGGTCGCAGCGAGGTTTCATGATTGAACGTGAACGCATAAACTATCTACTACTGAGTGCGCTGGGCAGTGCAGAACTAGTTTACCAATGGTGGCATTCCAGAAATGCGGCTTTTGAATACGCTACACCTGAAGAGATCTGGCAGGAAGCACCTGAACGTGTGGCCAATTATGTGATACGAGCAGTAAACGTGGGAGGAGATTACTTTTGATTTTTAATCATATCAAAACTCTCAAAGAACAAGGCAAGCGTATAGGCATAACTTTTAGCACGTTTGATCTGTTGCATGCAGGGCATGTGGCCATGTTGGCCGAAGCTAAGAATCACTGTGACTATTTGATTGCAGGTCTACAAACTGATCCAACCATTGATAGACCTGATACTAAAAATGCTCCAATACAAAGCATTGTTGAGCGGCAGATTCAACTAGCTGCCTGTAGATATGTTGACGAAGTCGTGGTGTATCAAACCGAACAGGATCTAATTGATCTGCTGCTGATCTTGCCCTTGGATGTTAGAATACTGGGTGTAGAATACAAAGAACGTTCGTTCACTGGTGACAACGAATGTTATAATCGTGGTATCGAACTGGTTTTCAATTCTAGAGATCATAGTTTTTCCAGTTCCAGTCTTCGCAAACGTGTGATACATGCCGAAACACAACGTGCTCTGCAGTCATGAGACGATACTTCGCTAGCACATTCAATATCACTGACACTGATATGGATATCATGGAGCACATACGTTGGTGCAGAAATAATCTAGGTGAACGTGGCCGTGACTGGGACTTCAGCGGCAATAACCGACGAGTACAGGTCTGGGTCAGAGAAGGGTCGCCTCAATTTACTTTTTACGAACTAAAATATGGTAGTCTACGTCAACGGTGATAGTCATGCTGCTGCGGCCGAAGCAGCGGTGCCATTTGGTTGGGCCGAAGACGATCCCTTTTATTATGGCATGGGCAAAAGACCACACCCTGAAAATGAACGTGTGAGTTTTGGTTGTGAGATAGCCAATCGTCTACATGCTATCTTGGACATAGATGCACAGTCCGGAGCCAGTAATGCCAGAATCATGCGCACCACTAGGCAATGGTTGGATCATGCACAACCCAGTGCCAAAGACCTTGTGATAATTCAATGGAGTACCTGGGAACGCGAAGAGTGGTTGATTGATGGTGAATACTACCAAGTGGGCGCATCAGGCACTGATTCAGTTCCCGAATCACACCAAGACCAATACAAAGAATTTGTTCAAAAGGTGGATTGGGTGGCCTGTAGAAATCATTGGCACCGAGCTATATGGAATCTACACTGTGAACTAGCCGAGCAAAAAGTTCCACATTTATTCTTCAACGGTAATAACCATTTCCTAGGCGAAACTGAGTTGTTGGACTGGCAACACAGTTTTATTGGGCCCTATGATCCAAACAGCACCTACGATGCCCTACTGCGCCTAAATGGTTACAAACCTGTTAACAGTCACAGCTGGCATTTTGGAGCAGATGCCCATTGCTTTTGGGCGGATTATGTGCTACAATATGTTCACGATCATATACTCTAGGTGACCTATGCATTACTTGCTGATTGACACTGCCAACATGTTTTTCCGAGCTCGACATGTGGCACACAGAGCCAGTTCCACTGAAGAAAAAGTTGGTTATGCTCTACACATCACCCTGGCTGCTATCAATAAGGTAGCCAAGAAATTCAATGCTGATCACGTGGTGTTTGCATTGGAGGGACGGTCGTGGCGCAAAGACTTCTACGCTCCCTACAAGAAAAACCGTGCTGTGGCTCGTGCTGCGCTCACAGAAGCAGAAGCCGAAGAAGATCGAGTGTTTTGGGAAACCTATGATCACTTTACTAAATACCTAGAGCAGGGCACAAACTGTTCGGTCATACGTCACCCTGAAGCAGAAGCTGACGATATCATTGCTAGATGGATACATCTGCATCCCCAGGATCATCACACTATTGTCAGCAGTGACACTGATTTTGTGCAACTCATCGCCCCTAATGTAAATCAATTCAATGGTATTCAAGACGAGTTGATCACACTAGAAGGTGTGTTTGATGCACGTGGTCGTGAAGTCGTAGATAAAAAAACCAAACAACCTAAACGTATCCCCGACCCAGAGTGGTTATTGTTTGAAAAATGCATGCGAGGCGATGCATCTGACAATGTGTTCTCTGCATATCCAGGTGTTCGTGTCAAGGGCACAAAAAACAAAGTAGGATTAATGGAAGCATTTGAAGATCGCCATGCACGTGGTTATGCATGGAACAATCTGATGTTGCAAAGG